GTCGCAGACTATGCAGATGCCATGCTGGCAGGCGCACAGTTCCCACCGCTGGTTTTATTTCACGACGGTGTGAGTTTCTGGCTAGCCGACGGGTTCCACAGATACTTCGCAGCCAAGCGAGCAAAGTCGCCGGGGTTTAAGTGCGAGGTCAGAGAAGGCACACTGCGAGATGCGATCCTATATTCTTTCGGCGCGAACAAAGCACACGGCCTGCAAAGATCAGCGGCCACCAAGCGCAGAATCGTCACGGCTATGCTGAATGATATTGAATGGCAGGACTGGAGTGACCGCGAGATAGCAGCGCAGTGCGGTGTCAGTCACCCATTTGTGGCAGCCATGCGGAAAGAACTTGGCGCTACCAAAACGGAAACCAAGTACAAGCGTGATGGCAAAGTCTTGACGCGCAAGGAGCCAGAGCAGAAGGAAGAACCTCTGACGGTAGAGTTCAGCGAGGAAGCAATTCAGCGCGAGGAAATGAGAGCTGTGATGGATCAGCTACGGGTTGAGAACGAAGACCTGCAAGATCAGCTGACAGCGGTGTTAGCGGAGAGTGTTGATGCCATAAAGAGAGAGAAAGCAGAGTCGATCATCAAGGATCTTCGTGCGCAGATCAGGGTGTTAGAGATTGAACTGAAGGCGGTGAAGAGTAGCCGCGATCAGTTCCAAGCAGAGAACGCGCAGCTCATGAAGCAGGTTGCCATGTTGCAGAAGAAGCTGAAGAAACTAGAGGGATGAAGTACCTGTCGGTTTGCTCCGGCATCGAGGCGGCGACGGTCGCGTGGCATCCACTCGGTTGGCAGCCGGTAGGATTCTCGGAGATCGAAGCTTTCCCATCAGCCGTACTTGCGCACCACTATCCTGATGTGCGCAACTACGGTGACATGACCAAGTATAAGGAGTGGGACATTGAGCACGGATCAGTTGACCTTCTGGTCGGTGGAACCCCTTGCCAATCTTTTTCCGTTGCCGGACTCCGGCGCGGACTCGAAGACCCAAGAGGGAACCTCGCTCTCACCTATGTCGGAATTCTTGACAGGCTTAGACCCCAGTGGTGCGTGTGGGAAAACGTGCCGGGTGTCCTCAGTAGTAACGGTGGACGGGACTTTGGTTCCTTCCTCGGGGCGTTGGTTGAACTCGGCTATGGGTTCGCATACCGAGTGCTTGACGCTCAGTACTTCGGAGTGGCACAGCGCCGCCGTCGTGTGTTCGTTGTCGGATACCTTGGAGACTGGCGACCTGCCGCAGCGGTTTTATTTGAGCCCGAAAGCTTGCGCCGGGATCCTGCGCCGAGCAGAGAAGCGCGGCAAGAAACTGCCGGAGCAATTAGCACAGGCGTTGACCGCAGTAGCAGAGAGCAGCCCTACACCGTAGCAAATTGTCTGACGCAGCGTATGCACAAGGGCATCAACACTACGCTGGATGAAGGGCAGACACCAATCATCGAAGCGATCCCGATTCACGATCAGGCCACGCGATTCGCAGGCAAGCGCGGCGACAAGCAGGATGGCAAAGGCAACGGCTTCGGGGTTGGGTTTCCAGGTGAACCAGCACCGACGTTAACCAAGGGTGACAAGCACGCTGTCGCGCAGCCGCTTGCTTTTCAATTAGCTGGCGACAGAGATAATCCATCAGTCAGCGTATCTGAAACTGCTTTTTGTTTGCCAGCCAATCCGATGTCTGATCGAGGCCAAGCAGTAGCGGCAAGCATGGCGGTGCGTCGATTGACACCAACAGAATGCGAGCGGTTGCAAGGATTTCCAGACGGCTACACAAATATCCCGTGGCGCAAAGCAATAGATTCTCCCGATGGTCCACGGTACAAAGCATTAGGAAATTCAATGGCCGTACCTGTGATGCGATGGATAGGTGAACGTATACAATTGGTGATGCCCAAGCTAGCGGGCTAGTGCTAGCAGGTAAGGGGAAAACATGGGATTGAATCTCCGCTCCTATCAAGAGGAGACGTTAGAAGCTTTGCGCCAAGGGTTTGCGCAGGGCAAGCGGGCGCAAATACTTTACGCGCCCACGGGTGCAGGCAAGACAGAGATGGCAATTGAGCTGATGAGAGCGACGAAAGCCAAGGGTAACAAAGCAGCCATGCTCTTGGATCGCATCGTTCTGTGCGACCAAACATCCAAGCGACTGGAGAAGTACTCAATCGACCACGGCGTAATGCAGGCTGGTCATTGGCGCTATCGTCCGTATGAACCCATCCAAGTTTGCTCTGCGCAGACGCTAGAAAAGCGCGGCAGTTTCCCCGGTCTGAATCTTCTGATCGTAGACGAAGCGCACCAGACCCGCGAACAAACGATGGAGTTCATCAGGAACAATCCTGACATCCGCGTGATTGGCTTGACTGCTACGCCGTTTACCAAAGGACTCGGCAAGGTATACGACAACGTGGTCAGCACCGTCACCACCAAGCAGCTAGTGGATGACAAGGTGCTTGTGCCGCTCAGAATATTCATCGCAAAAGAAATCGACATGACCGGCGCGAAGAAGGTTGCTGGTGAATGGTCACAGGCAGAAGCATCCGAGCGCGGCATGAAGATCACGGGTGATGTGGTGGCCGAGTGGATTGCAAAGACACATCAAATCTTTGGCAAGCCGGTGAAGACTATCGTGTTTGCGTCCGGCGTGGATCACGGCACACATCTGGCTAGGAAGTTTCAGACAGAGGGGTACAACTTCATTTGCATCAGCTACAAAGACGATGACGAGTGGAAGAAGCAGGTCATCGAGGACTTCAGTAAGCCGGACACAAAGATCGATGGCTTGGTTGCGACAGACATCCTGACGAAGGGATTCGATGTGCCTGATGTTCTCATCGGTGTGTCAGCGCGTCCGTTCTCGAAGAGTTTATCGTCACACATCCAGCAGATGGGGCGTGTGATGCGCGGCTACGAGGGTAAAGAGTTCGCCGTGTGGCTAGATCACAGCGGCAACTACCTGCGGTTCCGCGAGGATTGGGAAGAAGTATTTGAGCAGGGCGTCGACAAGTTAGACGAGGGCAAAGAGAAGGCCAAGAAGGAACCGACCGACAAGGTCAAAGAAGAAAGCAAATGCCCGAACTGCGCGGCGCTGTGGCCGAAGAGCAGCGACACTTGCTACAACTGCGGCCATGTCAGGGAGCGCAAGAACAAAGTCGTCGCCGTCCAGGGCGAGATGGTAGAGCTGACCGGAACGGCATCGAGGGAAGGCAAGCAGGACTTCTGGAACCAGATGCAGTACCTGATGCGGTACGAGGGCTGGAGCAAGGGGCGTGCAGCGCACACATACAAAGACAAGTTCGGCGTGTGGCCGCGGGGATTGTTGGATGGCAGAGCGCAGGAGCCGAGCTACGACACGCGCAAGTTCATCAACAAAAAACTCAAAGCATTTCTTAAATCAATCGGGAGATGACATGGACTTCATTACATTCGCTCAGCAGCACGGCATCCTGATTCACGACTTGCCACCCATCGGTGTGTGGAAACGGTATCCCACGCAGGACCATCCTCGCAAGAAAAACGGAGCGGTAAAGTATCTCGGCACTCACGGCTTTGTGCAGAACCATTCGATGAGTACAGTCGTCAGCCTGTGGAAACAGAACGACCCGACTCAACTGCCATCGATGCGGGAGATAGCCAAAGCCACGGCGATTGCCGAGCGCCAGCGTAAAGAGCAGCAGATCAAGGCCATGCAGAAGGCAGTCGGGATGCTGAACGCCAGCGGGTACAGTTCGCATCCGTACCTTGCGAACAAGGGTTTCCAGGAAGAGCAGGGCAACGTATTGCACATAGACAACGAGCCGGTGCTACTGATTCCGATGCGAGCTGGCGGCAATCTAGTTGGGGTGCAGCAGATATGGCCGGATGGCCGCAAGCGTTTTCTGTACGGGCAGCGCACGGCAGGTGCGACCTTTTGCTTTAACAATAAGGGTATCAACGTGCTATGCGAGGGCTATGCCACGGCCTTAAGCATTCGCAGTGCGTTCAAACAATTGAAACAACGGTACACAATCCACGTGTGCTTCAGCGCTGGGAATATGGTGCGCGTGGCGGACCAGCTTGAGCCTGGTTTTGTGGTGGCCGACAATGACGAGAGCGGTACAGGGCAGCAAGCGGCTGCGGATATTGGATGGCCGACATGGATGTCAGATAGGACAGGCGAGGACGCGAACGACTACCACAAGCGTGTCGGGCTGTTCGCTTTTAGCCAGAGCCTACAGGAATCAATGCTCAATATCCGAGCGTTGCGGCATGGCGAGGGATAGGTCGCCGGAGGTAAGCGGCTGGATTGTGGCAAGCGATTGCATAATCTCAACGCCCAAAGCTAGACAGCGGTCGCCGTGGCCGCTGTAGTCCGTAATCACCCTGACCTGACCCTCGTCGTTCTCGATCAGGTACAGGGTGAACATCTTTTGGCTAGTCATGGGCGCAGGATAGCACTTGATCTACTAGCTGCGGCGGCTGCGATGCCAGCGCGATCAGGTTATTGTCTTGGCCGAAGTGATATTCCACCTCATCGTGCAGGTGTTGTTCTGCGTCTGCGGCGCTAGTCCCCTGTACCCATACGGTGCACTCAAAGCGATATAAATTCATGGCAATCCCCTTTTTAAAGTTTTAAGACATGGCAACGTTGCCAAGTGATAGTTATTAGTTAACGCGCAGGACGTAATGGCGCTGGCCGATACCGTCCGACAGGTCTAATGATTCGCCGCGCATCATGTCGTGAATGATGGCGATATCGTCCGGCCTGTACCCCACATCCTCCGAGAAGTACCAAATCGGGTGATATTCCACGATAGGTTTGTCGTCATAGCTGTCCCAATAGCAGAGGAATTTAGTTTCATTCATGGCTATACCCTTTCACAAAATCTACGATTTCCTGCCAACTGTCGGACTCAAGCAAAGTTTCGATGTAGACGTACTCATCATCATTCAAAGCAACTGCGAAGCGCTTTTCTTTCGTATATTCCCTGTCGTTCGGGTCTAAATAATCAACCCATAACACCAGCCAACTACCGTTTGGCAGTTGCTTATCGAATCGTGGGCATACATCGTTGCGCCACGATTCATCGGTAAAACCCTCGGGTATTTCTACGTCAAGAACGAAATCGGGAAACTCGGTTTTGTAGCTCATCTCAATCCCCTGTTAAATTAATGGCAATTTCAAACGGGTCAATCAGCGTGAACAATTCGGCCACGCGCTGCCGAAGCGGTTCGATTTCTTCGGGTTGAAATAACGGTTCGCCCGTGTGCGCGTTGATAACATCGGACGGTTCGTCCTCGAAATGAAAAAGCCTGTCGGCTTCATGCAAATCGACAACGAAGCGGACGGCTTCGGCTTTGGTAGTAATCGGCTTGTGTAAATTCACGGCAATCCCCTTTCACAATTCGTCGGACACTTCTAATTCTTCGGCAATCCAAGCCATGGCCGTGCAGATATCGGACCATTGATCGGAATAATCGGGATTGTTTTCCCTATCTTCGTGGTAAGCGTGGAGCGCTTGCCAAATTGTTTCGAGCCAACTTGCTTTGTCGTGTGCGTGTAAATTCATGGCAATCCCCTTTTACAGTTCGTCAAATAGTGCAGCAACCACAGCAAGGGGCATCCTCACAGCGTCCCCGTGCGTTGCGGTAATAGGTGCGAGCGCCATGCTCGGCAATCAGGGTTATCGAATCAACCCCCGCCGGTTTGCGCTTCAATAGCACGGCTTTACCGCGCTTGTAATCAATCAAGTCCCCCGGCAATATTGCCGCGCCGGTACGGGCGCAAGCGCCCCTGTATTTGGCCGTCATTACCATTAATAGTCCCTCCCCTTGATTTGCACAAAGCCGCCGGTATCGCGCTTGGCTTTGCCCTTGGCGTACAGCGCAACGACAACGCGCTCCGGTTCAATATGCCGTACGTCCGTATTGTCCCCGTCGACAACCGGCCAGCCGCGAAACTCGGACGGGATATCGGCGCGGTTCTGGAAAACCACGGCCGTGCGCTGATTTGCGGTATTAGATAATCCCTTGATTGATATCGTTTTCGGAGTGAGCGCCGAGAATGAGTACGTCAAGTCATAATTGCCAGCGGTTTTCCCCTGAAGCTTGCGGCTCGGATGCTTGGTGTAATCATAAAATTGCACATCCGCGAATATCTGAAAGATAGTCCGCCCGTCGATTTGGATATTCTCGAAAGGGATGTCGCTTGTACCGTTCGGACGTACCAAGGGGATCAGGCCAAGCCGCTCGGCTCGGCGCTGGTGTGCCCATATATCCGCGCAAAGCGAAAGCATAAAAGCGCGTTGATTTTCATAAAAGAAAGCCGTTTTGGCGGCTCGGGCGCGTTGCGTACTGTTAAAAGCGCCGCGCCCCGCCGATTTCAAGCACGGCTCGAAACAACCGGCCATGGCCGCGAACGGGCAAAGCTTGGCGTCCGGTACTAGGTAACATATGGCTGTCAGATACCCGATTTTTTCACCCTTGACGGTTTTCGCGGATGATTCACCGAGTATCGGACGGTACGGTAAGCGCTCGGAGCGCAATTGCTGTTTAAACGGATTAATCATTGTTTTCCCCTTAG